ATTATCTTGACGAGAACGGAAAAGAATTAACTTTACCGGATAATATGGAAGCTATAATACATACCGGTAAAAACATACCAAGATTCCAAATTTTTAAGCTTAATATATGCAATAACATTGATACAACAAGTCCTATGGGCGTATCGGTATTTGCTAATTCAATTGATACGTTAAAAGGATTGGATTTAATTTATGACAGCTACAACAATGAATTCAAGCTCGGCAAGAAACGGCTATTTGTAAAGGGTGATATTTTAAAACCTATTCCAGTTACAAAGTCAGACGGGACTACCATAGAACTGGTTCCTACCTTTGACCCTAATGATACTGAGTTTTACTCATTTGATTTCGGACCTGAAGAGGACAGCATAAAAGAAGTAAATATGGAGCTGCGAAGCGATGAGCATATTGCTGCAATACAGTTACAGCTTGATTTATTAAGCGAAAAATGCGGGTTTGGAAAAGGATATTATAAGTTTGAAGCTGATGCCGTTCAAACAGCAACAGGCGTTATATCTCAAAATTCACAGTTATATCGCAAAATAAAAAAAGATGAAATTATATTAGAAGAAGTATTGATTAATATGCTTAAAGCTATTTTGTCTATGGGCGGCAAAGACACAGAAGTAAAAATAAGCATTTCTTTTGATGATTCTATTTTTGAAGATACAGATGCTAAAGCTAAACGTGCTTTATTGGAATATCAGAATAAACTTATAGATGAAGTTGAATATTTTAAACGTGTCTATGACATGGAAGAAGCTGCCGCTATAAAACACGTTGCAGAAATTAGAACTCGTATGCCGGTCCCACAAAAAGTTGATTTTGTGGTGGGCGGTGATGAGTAATGCTCACCAAAGAACAACTTATTCAAGCAAGTGATAATCTAATTAAACTTTATGAAAAAATTGAAGACGACCTCTTAATAAATGTGACAAGGCGCTTTGACATAAAAAAAGATATAAAAGATATTGAAAAATGGCAGACTGAAAAACTATCACAACTTGGAGCACTAAAAAACGAAAATATAAAAACCATAGCAAAAAGCTTAAATATAACAGCTAAAGAAATTGAAAAAGCTTTGACTGAAACAGGATATAAAACTCTTGGGACTGATGAAGCAATTTATGAAAGAGCTTTAGAGCTTGGAATACTAAGTGAAGCCCCTATTCCCATTGAAGCTTCACCAATGTTAAAACAAATATTAAAAGGTGCTATTTCGAATACACGTACTTTTATGAATATGATAAATACCACGGCTTTACAAAGTGCTAACGAGGCATTTTTAAATATTATTAATCAGACATATCTTGAAACATCTTTAGGCATTTATGATTATAATGCAAGCATGAGGAAAGCGGTGAGACAACTTGCTGATGAAGGGATTAAGGGCGCTAGTTATATAAGCGCTAAAGGCAAAAAAACTTACGCACAAATGGATGTGGCGGTTAGACGGTGCATCGTCACAAGCTGCAGTCAGACCGCCGGCAATATGCAATTACAAAGAGCAAAGGATTGGGGTTGTAATCATGTAGAAGTATCATCCCATGTCGGGGCAAGACCGAGTCATGCTGTTTGGCAAGGGAAAATATATATGTTAGAAGGTAGCAGTCCCGAATATCCTAATTTCTATGTTACTACACAATATGGAACTGTAACCGGACTTAAGGGTGCTAATTGCTCGCATGATTTTTACCCTTTCTTTGAAGGAATATCAAACAGAACATATTATCCGGTAGATGAAAAAGAAAATAAAAGAATTTACGAAGAGAGTCAGGAACAAAGACGACTTGAGCGTGAAATCAGAAAAGAGAAAAGAAAAATATTAACGGCACGTGAAGTCGGGGATAATGAGTTCTTAAAAGAGTCACAGTTAAGATTAAAAGCTAAAGAAAAAGAACTCAATAAATTTATTGCTGATACTACTAGAACAAAACGCACAAACAGGCAACAGGTTATGGACTTCGGCAATAGTGAGTCAATGAAAGCAGTATGGACGAATAAAAAAGAAATTGCAAAGTATAGTCAATATCATTATAATAAAGATGGTACAATTAAAGCAACCGACGACTTAACAAATAATGAACACCCATATTTGCCAGATAAATATAAATCATATGCAGTTATTGATACTGTTTCGGGGAAAAATAAACAGCGAAATAGAATGATTTATGATGAAGAAGGAAAACAAAAAACACATATTAACTCTGGACCGCACAATAGCCCCAAACATCATCCGTATGGTAACCAAGGCGAACATGCACATGATATTATCTGGGAAAATAATAAAATTGCAAAACGCACAACTAGAGAATTAACAGAAAAAGAAAGAAAGGAGCACAAAGATATACTATGAAACTAGACGACTTAACAAGTAGAATTACTTCTTTAACACAGGATGTTGAATTTACTTATAACGGTAAAGATTATTTAGTAATTCCATTTAATCAAAAAAAGTTTATTTTAGTAGAAACGCCTGATAAAAAAGATATTGAATGTAGTAGCATAGATATGTTATTGAACACTCCTTTTTTTGACGGAAAGCCATTAACTAAAATAATAGATTTTGTAGAACTTATATAAAACCACTAAGTTTATTAGCATAGTGGTTTTATTATGCCTAAAATAAAGAAAGGAAGTGTTAAAAACATAATGATATAACGTTAGATCTAAATTAATTACAATTTGAGAAGACACATTGTGTCTTTTTTTATTGCCCCGGATATGGCATAAAAGTGTCCGATATTTTAACCGTTGCGCTCGGAGAATAATAAGCGCTCTGCAATACCGGGACTGGCCGGATAACAAGGAAAGCAGAAGAAAGGAAATTAATATGGCACTCGAATGGTTAAAACCAATTCTCGGTGATAGCTACACCGACGATATCGACAAAAAAGTCTCTGAACAAATAGGAAAATCCTTTGTATCAAAAGAGGATTTCAATAAAGTGAATGACTCTAAAAAAACTCTTGAAACCCAAATCGGTGAAAAAGAAAAGTTATTGGGTGAAAGAGATACGCAGCTTGAAGCTTTGAAAAAAGTAGATGCCGCAGGTCTTCAGGCAGAAATAACAAAACTACAAGAAGTAAACAAAACTACAAAAGCAGAATACGAACAAAAAGAAAAAGAACTTAATCTTAAATACAAATTTGAAAATCGTCTCGTCAAAGAAGGAGCCGTTAATACTACAGCAGTTGCCGCATTATATGATTTGTCTAAAATGAGTTTAGACGGTGAGAATTTGTTAGGCTTTGATGAACAGCATAAAACAGTTAAAGAGGCAAATAAGTGGGCTTTTGGACCGCTTGTCCAACCAAAAAACTCTGGACAAGAACTAGGCGACCCTGCTCCCGGCGAAAAAACTATAAATGATGAGATGCGGGATATGATGTTCCCTACAAAATAATTTATTAAAAAGAAGGAGGCGTAAAAAATGCCTATTACATTAGCTGACGCTCAAGCAGCGTCTCAATCTAAATTATACACAAAGGTTATTGACGAATTCAGAAAGGATGCTTTGCTCGATTCGATAATATTCGATGATACGGTAAAGCCCCAGGGGGGCAAAACCCTGACATATAACTACGATAGAGTAACAACTCTCCCGACAGCTGCCTCTCGTGCAATTGGAAGCGAATTCAGTGCACAGGAAGCGAAGGTTACTCAGTATGGAGTAAACTTAAAAATATTCGGTGGTTCTTTTGAGGTTGACAGGGTTATTCAAAATTATGAAACCCAGTTATTCGACCACATCCGATTCCAAATAGAACAGAAAACCAAAGCAACACGTGCAAAATTTGCTGATATGTTTATTAATGGAGATAGCGGAGTTACTGCAACAGATTTTGACGGTCTTGATAAAGCTGTAACTGGAAGCTCTACTGAAGTTACTCCTTCCGCAGCAATCAATCTTTCTACTTCCTCTAATATCGATTCAAACTGGAAAGTTTTCCTCGATTATTTAAGAGCAGTAAGAGCCAAATTAGACGGTGCTCCTACCCTACACCTTATGAATTCCGCTATGTTTGCGGTCTTCCAGTCTGTAATGGATAGAGCCGGCATAAATTTGGCAAGCAAACAGAATTATGGAGATGAAGTTCTGCAGTGGGGCAGCTCTCTGCTCATGGCGCTTGGTGATAAACCGGGTACTGCCAATCCGATCATACCTATTACTTCAAAGAAAACAGCTATTTACACAGTGAGAATAGGGCTTGATGGAGTGCATGGAGTTTCGCCCGAAGGCGGCAAGCTGATTAATTTATATCTGCCTGATATGACGGCACCGGGGGCAGTAAAAAAAGGCGAAGTTGAAATGGTTGCTGCAATGGCGCTTAAGGCCACAAGAGCAGCTGGCGTACTTCGCGAAATACAGATTGAAGCCTAAGGAGGCGTTATTATGGCGTGGAAATTGTATTCAACAAATGAAGACCATAGTTGCGATTACGGTATAGACTTTTATAATGGGGTTGGATTTACATCTAACGAAGCCGCAAAAAATTTACTTGTAGCAAAAGGCTACACAGCTGTTGTAGCAACAGGTTTAAGTCAATTTGACTATTTGCCTAAGGCTACATTATTGCTGATAGCTGCCGAATTTTCTGTAACGCTCGAGGAGGATGCAAGTAAAAAAGATATAGTGGCCGCATTGATTACCGCGTTTACTTTAAATGCTTCTCTTGCTTCTCTTGAAGTCGGTGCTTTATCTTTAACCCCGGCATTTGATGGTGCGGTATTAGAATACACCGCGGCTACTACGAATGCTACAGATATAATAACTGTTGTTCCGGCTGATGCAAAATCAACAGTTGAAATTTTAAACGGTGAAACTGCAGTAGAAAACGGAGCCGCCGCGACTTGGGCTGAAGGTGCTAATATTGTTACTGTTACAGTAACAAACGGTGACCTTGACCCTGTTGTATATACAGTAACCGTAACAAAAACTACAGAATAAGGAGGCTTGCTTAAATGGCGATAATAAAAGCACCTAATGAACAATATAACGGCATATCTGCTACCATTAAATTTGAAAATGGCATCGGGCAGACCGATGACAAAAAATTAATAAGATGGTTTGAAGAACACGGATATGCTATACAAAAAGACGATAAAGCAGCAAATGACAAAAAAGGAAATAAAAAAGGCGATAAAATAGCTGATTCTGAAAAAGATGAAATCCTAGCGGAAAATATCGAACCAGAAGATGCTGACGAAAAAGCAGAGTGAAAGAAGGTGAATAATTGTGGCATATATAGATAAAACCTATTTTGCCTCTTACACCTCAACAAG